GTCATCCGAAAGATAGATGCACATGATATGGCAACGAGAAAGCCCTGTGAGACAGCTTTAAAGCAAAAGGGGCATAAAGCCTTTGCCTGTGATTTTAAAGGCGGCGAGAGGGCGAATAAGGACGTTGCAGAGTACAAGAAGCACACGGTGGAAGACTTTTTGAAGAAGGTCGGAATAGATACGAAAGGGAGTGTGATGGGTGATAACAGAAGCACGCATAAAACGAATACATAAAAATAACATCAGAATGGAACGGCTAGCTGAATTGTATAAAGCACATAAATATGCGGCAATGTCATCCGAAATCAATATGAGCGGTATGCCATCAGGAAAAGGCGGGATAGATGACAGCATGAGTGATATTGATGACAGTGTGGATATTGAGACAGAATATCGCGCGCTATACTTCGAAAACGAGTTACTCATCAAAGAAGCGAGAAAATACATAAACCAGTTGCCAGACAATATTCTACGCATGGTAATGGAATTGAAATATATAAACGGAATGGATGAATATGAAATTTCCGCAGAAGTTGGAGTGCCGCATAATCAGTGCTGCAGTATGTTAAAAGTACACTGGAATAATGTGTTCTAAATGTTCTAAAACTATTGACATATAGTGGCTTGACTGGTATACTGAAAGAGTGAAAGAAGATAAAAAGGCACTATCACTTATGTGGTGGTGCTTTTTTCTTGCGCCGTGGTCAGTTGGGACAAGCAGGTTCGACCCCTGCACACGGCTTTGTGATGTAAGATGCAGGCTACACAGCTGAGGTCTGTTCTGGGAGTGCACACCGGACTTACATTGCAAATGGTACCAAAACGCAGATATCCGCAGATCTGCAAAACAAACAAAAATAGATTCAGCAATCTATATTTAGTGTTAGTACCCGAGTGCGGATAGGGTAAAGGGTGTCAATAAAAGACATCCTACGGGTGTATAGCTCAGTTGGTAGAGCAATCGGCTGTTAACCGATGTGTCGCAGGTTCGATTCCTGCTATACCCGTTGTGGACTACTGCAAGGTTCCTCATTTGCTTATATAATTTTCGATTGTGTATTTGGTTATTTCGGTTTTTGTTGCTGTTATAATTCTTTCATTTTGCAGTAGTCCTACATTCTTGGCATCCAGAGATGGGTGCTTTTATTATGCTTAAAAGGTGGTGAGTCCTATGACAGAAAAACAGAAAATATTTGCAGATGAGTACTTGATTGATCTAAATGCCACACGGGCTTACCGCGCTGCATATCCAAGTGTAAAGAAAGATGAAACAGCAGCTTCCGCGGCAGCGAGAATGTTAAGAAATGTTAAGGTTGCAAAATATATCACAGAACGAATGGAAGAGCGGCAGAGACGGACGGAGATAACACAAGATATGGTACTCCAAGAACTGGCTGCTATTGCTTTTGCTAGAGTGACAGACTATGTATCTGTGATGGGTGGAATGGCGCAAGTAAAAGATACGGATCAGCTATCAGATTCACAAATAGCAGCTATTGCAGGAATCAAAGAAACGCAGAACGGGATAGAAGTAAAGTTAGGGAGTAAAGAAAAAACGCTCGAACTTCTCGGTAGACATTTAGGCATGTGGAATGACAAGCTAGATGTGGCAGGAGATATGGACATGAAGATTGTGGTAGATTACGGTGATGGTGATGAAACAAGTTAATGTAGGATTTAACAAAAATTTTAAAGAGTTTAATGAGTGCAAGAAACGGTACCGACTGGCGAAAGGTTCTGCCGGATCCGGGAAGTCGGTAAACATTGCACAGAATTTTATCATCAAGCTGGGCGATCCGAAGTATAAAGGTGCAAATCTTCTGTGTGTCCGGAAAGTAGACACAACAAACAAAGATAGTACCTATGCGGAGTTGAAGAGTGCGATTTATAAGATATACGGGGATAAAGTGGGATTATTCTGGCAGATCAGAAGCAATCCAATGGAGCTGATCTCTAAAGTAACTGGGAATAAAGTGATTTTCCGAGGGATGAAAGACGATGGACAGCGAGAAAAGGTTAAGTCTATCACATTTGATGTCGGAAAATTAACATGGATATGGATTGAAGAAGCAACGGAGCTATATGAAGCGGATGTCGATATTCTCGATGACCGACTCAGAGGTGACTTGTCATTCAATCCATTTTTGTATTATCAGATAACGTTCAGCTTCAATCCGGTGTCAGCAACGCACTGGTTAAAAGCAAAATATTTCGACATAAAAAGTGATGATGTATACACACACCAGTCTACGTACCTGCAGAACCGGTTCATAGATGAAGCGTATCACCGGCGCATGATGATGCGTAAAGAACGGGATCCGGATGGATATCGGATTTACGGACTCGGGGAATGGGGTGAAACCGGTGGATTAATCCTCACGAATTATGTAATCGAAGATTTTGACACATCCTCTGATCGATTTGATTACATGGTAAATTCGCAGGACTTCGGATTTAATCACGCGAACTGTATCGGGGAGGTTGGATTCAAGGATGGAGATATCTATCTGTGTCGAGAGTTGTATGTATTTGAAAAAGATACATCAGAGATCATACAGATGGCCGAGGGAAAATTCCAGAAGCGAATTACCATGTATTGCGATTCTGCTGAGCCAGACAGGATTAAGATGTGGCAGAAAGCAGGATACAGAGCGCGTCCGGTAAAGAAAGAGCCAAACAGCGTAAAAGCACAGATTGATTACCTAAAACAGCACACCATCTACATTCATCCATCTTGCGTAAACACAATCAAAGAGATTCAGCAGTGGAAATGGAAGAAGGATGAGAAGACAAATACTTTCACAGATGAGCCGGTCAATTTCTTTGATGATGCGATGGCGATGCTTCGGTATTCCATCGAGCAGGAGAGACGAGTGCCAGTGAGACTAAATCGAACGATTCAGGGAGGATTATAGATGATATACAGGATTTCATCAGAAGAAGAACTGACAGATGAGACGCTTGGTCAGTTCATAGAGAGACATCGCGCAGAATGTGTTTTTCGGTATGAAGAACTTCGAAAGGCTTATGAAACAGATTATCCGATTTTTTACGAGCCTAAAAAACCAAGATGGAAGCCGGATAACCGTATTGCAGTAAATTTTGCAAAATATATTGTAGATACCATGAATGGATTTTTTATCGGGAATCCAATCAAGTTGTCTGTGGACGGGAATGAAGATGTTGAGAAATATGTTGAATTTCTGGATCAGTATAACAACCAAGACGATAACAACGCGGAATTGTCAAAAGTATGTAGCATATATGGAAAAGGATATGAAATGTATTATGTCGATGATCTCGGTAACATCGGGATTACATATCTTTCCCCAATGGATGCATTCATGGTGTACGATGATTCTGTACTCAGCAAGGAACGCTATTTTGTGAGGCTGTATACGGATGCGGATCAGGTATTACATGGTAGTGTATCAGATCACCAAAAGGTTAAGTGGTTTGTATTAAAAGGGCGTATTGTATGGGAAACAGAAGAAAAGATTCATGGTTTCGATGGTGTTCCGGCAACAGAATTCGTGGAGAACGCGGAACAGATTGGGATTTTCGAGCCGGTTATGACGATGATAAATGCATATAATAAGACGATCTCCGAAAAAGCGAATGATGTCGATTATTTTGCAGATGCATATCTGAAAATACTTGGGACTCTCCTGGGAAATGACGAAACGGAACATATTAGGGATAACAGGATTATAAACCTTGACGGAGATACAGAAAATGTGATCGTTGAATTTATGAGCAAGCCGGACGGAGATAATACGCAAGAACATCTGATTGACAGACTGGAAAAGTTGATTTTTCAGATCAGCATGGTAGCTAATATTTCTGATGAAAACTTTGGAACTACATCCGGCATCGCCTTAAAGTACAAGTTGCAGGCAATGAGCAATCTGGAAAAAACAAAAGAACGAAAGTTTTCGGCTGGAATGAATCGAAGATACAGATTGATTTTTAGTAATCCTGTATCTGGAATGAAAAAAGACGATTTTGTGTTGATTCATCCACATTTTACGCCAAACTTTCCAGCAAATATCTTGGAAGAGACTCAGATTGCAGGCAATTTGGAGGGAATTGTGTCACAGGATACCCAGCTTAAAACGCTTTCTATCGTAGACAATGTGAAGGAAGAGATGAAAAAAATCGAGGAAGAAAATCAGCAAAGAGAAGATGCTGTGATGAATAGCATGTTCGGAGGTGGACCAGGTGAGCAGTCAGGAGTACTGGAAAGAAAGAGAAGCAGAGCAGAAGAAACATAATATACAGGAAGAAAAGGAGTTTAGGGAACAATTAGATGAAATCTATCAGAATATGATGGATGAGATTGAAAAACAGATCAATGGTTTCTATGTGCGGTATGCAAGGAAAGAAGGAATCACTCTTTCAGAAGCGAAGAAAAGGGTTGCGAAACTGGATATTGAATCTTATGCAAGAAAGGCAAAGAAATATGTGAAAGATAAAGAATTTTCTGACAAGGCAAATGCGGAAATGCGTCTTTACAATCTCACAATGAAAGTAAACAGGCTGGAACTTCTGAAAGCTCAGATTGGACTTGAAATGGTGGCTGGATTCGATGAAATAGATAAGCTGTTTGATCAGATTTTGTATGATCGGACAGAAAAGGAGTTGAAGCGTCAGGCTGGCATCCTCGGGAAAACTGTACAAAATAATGCCAAAAAGGCAAGAGTTATTGTTAATGCGTCTTTTCGCAATGCGACTTTTTCAGATCGCATCTGGATGTACCAAGATATGTTAAAATCGGAGTTAGCCAAGTTATTGCAAATTGGGCTTATCCAAGGGCAAAATCCGAAAAAACTGGCAACACATCTAAGAAAAAGATTCGGAGTCAGCCAGAGCAACGCGGAGCGTCTGATGGTAACAGAACTTGCAAGGGTGCAGACAGAAGCACAGAAACAATCTTTTGAAAAGAATGGGTTTGATGAATATACGTTTCTTGCACTAGGAGATTCCTGTCCAATTTGCAAAGGGCTAGATGAGAAGCAATTTAAAGTTTCCAAAATGATGCCTGGAGCCAACGCTCCTCCGATGCATCCAAGATGTAGGTGCAGTACAGCAGCATATATGGATGATAAAGAGTATCGAGAATGGCTGGATGGATATTCCGAACATGGAATGGATTTTGAAACTTGGAAGAAGAGGGTTGAAAAGAAATCTACGTTTGATATAATAAAGGCAGATAAAACTGTCAGCGGACATTCCGGTACTCCTAAAATGGCAGAGGCGGGAATGGTAATAGACCATATTGGAAAAGATGGGAAAGTAGATGTAAGAGCTTTTTACGGAGAGTCAAAATTAAAATATAAAGATATCCATACAACTGCGCATGGGAATCCCAAGCAGCATCCTTATGGAGAACATGGGGAACACGTACATGATTATACATGGGGAGATGATGGTAGACTGAAGAATAAGACAACTCGCGAATTAAGCAAAGAGGAAAGAAAGGAGAATGGCGATATATTATGAATAAAGATGAATTAAGACAAATTTTATCTGAGTGTTGCAATGATATTTCTTTCTTTTACAAAGGATTGGCATCGGGAGTGACAGTTGAAGTCAGAGATTACATTCCAACGTATCAAGCGTGGCATGGTGATGATACGAAAGAGTATGATAATGTAGATGAGGTTATGAATGATAAATTTTATAGCGGAAAATCATTAAACGATCTAGTAAAAGAAGTAGAAATTGATGCAATGTAATACCATCGGTCGAGCGGGCTGGTGGTATTTTTATACCTATTTTTAAGGAAGGAAGCGTGAATGATATGAGCATACCAGAGAAAGTAAAAGTTTTATATAAAGAATATACAGTAGAAGAACAACAGAATCTACATGATGAAGAAGGCGATTTGTATGGGCTGATACAGTATCTCCCAGAGAAAATCGTCCTGAATGCAGATGCGTCAGAAGAACAGAAAAAATCGACTTTAGTACATGAATTGTTGCATGCACTTGATGAAATGTACAGTATTGAACTGGAAGAGAAGCAGGTTGAGAAACTTGGAAATGCGTTGTATATGCTACATTGCGATAATCCACAATTGTTTCACGCCGAAGGGGGGGCGATAACGATTGATTGAGGTAAGAATTCGACCAGAGCGAATCGAAATCTCTGGACACGCCGGGTACGCAGAACCTGGAAAGGACATTGTTTGTGCTGGCGTTACGGCGCTTACGCAGACGCTGATCCAGTCGATTGATGACTTAACGGATGATGAAATAGAATACAGAATATCTCCCGGAAAGGCTGAGATAGAATACAGGAATCTGTCAGAGAAATCAAAAACTCTGGTGGATTCCTTTTTCATTGGAGTCAGCATGATTGCTGATGAATTCCCGGAATATGTTCGGGTGGTGTAACTTGATGTGACCGAAAAGTCGTAAAACTAAGATTCGAGCAATGACTTGGGCTTAATTGAACGGGTTGGGGCAGGAAGGAAACATAATATGAAACATAAAAAGTTATTGAGTTGTTGGAGAGTGCCAATGGCAAAATTACAGATTTTTGCAGAAGGAGACGGAGACGGTGGCGTACACGCAAACGGAGACGGAGTAGAAAATGGAAAATCCGGTGATAAAAATCATCCGTTATCTTTTGATGATTTTTTAAAGCAGGGTGGAAATCAGGCAGAATTTGATAGGCGCGTGCAGAAAGCAACGCAGACTGCAGTAGCAAATGCCCAACAGAAATGGAAAGCGTTGACGGACGATAAAATGTCTGAAGCGGAACGTCTGGCACAGATGACAAAAGAGGAGAAGGCTGAATACAGGGCAAATAAGCTGGAGAAAGAACTGAGCGATCTGAAACGCCAGAATGCTCTTTCAGATATGGCAAAGACAGCAAGAAAGATGCTGGCAGAGGAAGAAATCAACCTTCCGGATGAATTGCTTTCCCATCTTGTAAGTGAGGATGCTGAAAAAACAAAAGAAGCAGTAGAATCATTTACGAAGTTGTATAAAGCAGCAATACAGGCTGCAGTAAAGGATGCTTTAAAAGGAAATCCGCCCAAAGTTGGGACTGGCGGAAAAGGAACAATGACAAAAGATCAGATTCTGGCAATTAAAAATCCATCTGAAAGACAGAAGTTAATTGCAGAAAACATGACATTATTTCAATAAAGGAGAAAAAGAAGATATGCATGATATTGAAAAATTAGGATTACAGGTATTTGCAGCTCCAGAAGGTATGACTGGACAGGCACAGATCCAGGTCAGAGCACGTGAAATTGATTTTGTAACGAGTTTTGGAAAGAATATTCAGGATTTGTTGGATGTTCTTGGAATTACACGGATGATTCGAAAAGCAAATGGAACAGTTTTGAAAACAAAGACTGTAAAAGGCTCGTTAAAATCTGGAGATGTTGGAGAGGGAGAAGAGATTCCGTTATCTCAGTATACTGTGGAGGAAACACCGTTCGATACAATCAAAATTGAAAAATACAGAAAAGCTGTATCTATCGAAGCGATTGCGGAGAAAGGGTATGATGCTGCGGTGCAGTCTACGGACGATGAGTTTAAATCAGATCTCCAGAATAAAGTCAAAGAAAAGTTGTATGCTCAGTTAAAGGCTGGATCACTTGTAGGGCATGAAACTACATGGCAGATGGCGATTGCAATGTCCATTGGAAAGGTGAAAGAAAAATTTGAGAGCATGAACAGAACAGCTACAGGGATTGCAGTATGGGTGAATACTTTGGATGTTTATAGATATGTCGGAGCAGCCGATATCACATTGCAGACTTCGTTTGGAATGTCGTACATTAAAAACTTCCTTGGTGCAGATGTCGTATTTGTAACATCAGAAATTCCAGAAAAAACAGTAATTGCAACCCCACTAAACAATATGATCGCATACTATGTGGATCCAGCAGATTCCGAGTTTGTAAAAGCCGGACTGTCGTATACTACGGATTCGGCAACTGGATTCATCGGATTTCATGCTCAGGGAACTTATGAAAGAGCGATTTCAGATATGTTTGCAATTATGGGGCTTCGTATTTTTTGCGAGTATATGGATGCCATTGCATATATGTCGGTAGGCGGTGAAAATACACAGAAACTTGGGGAGTTAAAGGTAGCATCTGTGAAGGGTTCTGAAAACGGAAAGACTCTCCCATCTGTAGATAAGCAATTGTCATCTATGAATAACTGCTGGAAGTATAAAACGAAAGCAGGTAGCGCGGAAGCAGTAACTTATGGAATGGATGTGAAAACATGGAAGAAATGGGACGGAGTTTCTGAAATTGATGGAACAAATGGAGAACATTTGACAATCGTGGAAGCAGATCCTGGGTTTAAAGCTGTTGCCAAAGGCAGTGCAGTGATCGTATCTCAATAAATGGGTAGGTGATGAGATGTTAGACGACTTGAAAATCCTTTTGGGGATTGATAGTTCTGACAGGGATTCTGATGAAAAGCTTTTGTTGATTCTGGAATCTGTAAAAAATAGACTAAAACTGCTTCTCGGCGGTATGGAAGTACCGCCGAGTATGCAGCATATTGTTACAGATGTAGCGGTGATCCGTTTTAATCGTATTGGGTCAGAGGGAATGTCAACCCATACTGTAGCGGGAGAGAGCACATCCTATTTAGAAAATGACTTTGCTCCCTATATGGAGGAGATACAGGCGTATCTTGATTCCATAGGCGGGATTAAGAAAGGAAGGATTCGGTTTTTATGAGATATGATAAACCTGTATTCTTTCAAACGGTAGTACAAGGAGTGTATAATCCTACAACGGGAGATTATGCGGAAGATTATACAACCGAAACAAAACGGTATGGGTGTGTTTCTGATACTGGTACAGAAACGATGAATTTAGTTTACGGTGAGATTAAGCAAGGGAGTTTGACCATCCAACTACAGACGCACTATACGGAGCTATTTCACAGGATCCGTGTTGGAAGGAAACTGTACAGAGTGGATTTTGAACGAAAACTGCGAACGAAGCATGTGTTTGTAGTATCGGAGGTGCAGTGATGGCTACGTTAAAAATCGAAGGAATCGCAACGCTAAATAAAGGCTTGAAGAAGCGGATGGACATGAGCGCGGTCAAGACGGTCGTGAAAAAGAATGGATCTGATATGCAAAGAAAAGCGCAGAGGAATGCTCCAGTCGATACTGGAACACTGAAAAGGAGTATCGGTATTGACATTTCAGACGGCGGAATGACTGCCACAGTAGAACCAACAGCTGAGTATGCGCCTTACGTAGAACTTGGAACCCGATTTATGGAAGCGCAGCCGTATTTAAAGCCTGCATTTGAGGAGCAAAAGAAACAGTTTGAAAAAGATTTGCAAAAGCTTGTGAGGTGAGATATGGATCCACAGCAAGAATTATTTACAAAATTACTTACAGAGATCAAAGCATTAGGATATGACGTATATGACGGCTTCTTACCGCCGGATGGTACGCCGTATCCTTTTGTTTATCTCGCAGACAGCCAATTGATCGATGATGCGAATAAGACCGCTGTGTTTGGCAGTGTCCATCAGACAATCCATGTTTGGCACAACAATCCAAGACAGAGAGGAACGGTATCAAAAATGCTGTTGGCGATCAAAACCACATGCAGAAGACTGGATCATACCGAAAATTTTGCATGGAATGTCCGGAATGTAAATCAGAGGATTCTTCCGGATACAACAACAAAGCAGCCTCTTTTACACGGGTTGCTGGAAATAGAATTTAGTTTTAGTTAGAGAGGAGAAAGGAATGGATATAAGTATGTTTAAAGCAGGACTACAGTTATTTGCAGAGGCGGTATCTGGCAAGAAAATCGTCTATTTGTATCGACTTGCAGGAAAAGCCGGAGAAGAGGCTGCGAAAAATCTTGCATTCACGACAGAAAATGGAAGAACAAAAAGCAAGGATGCGGATTCTACGGCAACGAAGGACGGAACAATTCGCACACCCGGGGCTGCGGAAACAGAAATCACAGCTACTGCTATCCTTGCGAAGAAAGATAAGTTAATCTCTGAGTTAGAGGACGCAATGGATTCGGATGAGTTGCTTGAAATCTGGGAAGCAAACCTTGAGGATCCGGCAGAACCTGGTCCGAATAAGTTTAAGGGCATGTATTTCCAGGGATATCTCACGGAATTTGAGATCACATCCTCGGCAGATGAAAATGTAGAGGTGTCTCTTACTTTTGGTGTTAACGGCTCCGGAAAACGAGGGGATGTTACTGTGACTGCACAGCAGCAGGAAGTAGCAGCTTATGTGTTTAAGGATACGACACAGGAATCGTAAACCCCTCTGGTGATACTGCCTTGATTAGTAGAGGGAGAATTTGTAAGGCGAAAAACGGATGATTATGTACATAGGGGGCGGTAAAACCGCTCTCTTTTAATGGAGGTAAAAAATATGATGGAATTAACAATTAACGGACAGGTGTACCAGTTTAAATTCGGAATGGGATTTTTGAGAGAAATCAACAAGCAGACAAATATGCCTGTGGATGGATTGCCGGGAGTAAAAAAAGACGTAGGATTCCGGTATGCGCTTATGAACTTAATAAATGGTGATCCGGATGCATTGGTAAACATTCTTGATGTTGCGAATAAAGGGCAGAATCCGAGAGTGACAAGAGGCCTTTTGGATGAGTATATCGACGATGAGGACACAGATATTGATGAGCTTACAGAAACAGTAATGGGTTTCTTGGAGAGTGCCAATGCTACAAAAAAAGCTACGAAAGAGATTGCGGACGCTGTGGAGAAAGAGAAACAGAGAGTGGAAGAGGAAGAAGCGAAGAAGAGAGAGCTGATGATGTAGATTTTGAAGAATCCTACAGAGAGGTGGCGTTGAATTGTTTCCGGTATCTTGGCTTTAAGAGCTTTGAAGAAGTGGATAGGTTGACAATTCCAGAATACACCTTGCTCATGGAGGCTGTGCAGCTAAGAGAAGTAGATAAGGACTATCGAAATCATCTGCAAGCATTCCTGAATTTTGCTGTGAAAGCAGAGAAAAAGGTCGGAAAGAATAAGACTAAACCAGTGTATCAGAGATTCAGAAAATTCTTTGATTACGAAAAAGAAGTGGATCGCATAAAGAGCCGCAAGAAGAAAAATGAAAGATTAGACATAATCGGCAGGATGATGAAAGGAGAGTGATGGCATGGCAGAAAGTTATTCAGTAAAGGCAATATTATCTGCACAGGATAGAGGATTTACGTCTGCTTTCAAATCTGCAATGGGTACCGTAAGCAATTTAAAAAGCACGCTCACGAGTGGAATCGGATTTGGAATCATGGCCGGAATTGGACAAAAGGCATTTGGTGCTGTCACATCCAGTATTGGTGGTATGGTGTCAGAGTTAAATTCTTCCAGCGCTGCATGGAAAACATTTAATGGAAACATGTCGATGGTTGGAAAAGGCGCTGACGAGATTGTATCTGTAAAAAAGGAATTGCAAGAGTTTGCAGAAGATACGATTTATAGTGCATCTGATATGGCGAGTACTTATGCTCAGTTGAGCGCAGTTGGGATTAAAAGCACGAACAAGCTTGTAAAGGGATTCGGAGGGCTTGCTGCGGCGGCCGAGAATCCGAAACAGGCAATGAAGACTTTAAGCCAGCAGGCTACACAGATGGCAGCAAAGCCAACAGTTGCATGGGCGGACTTTAAACTCATGATTGAGCAGACTCCGGCTGGTATATCAGCAGTCGCAAAAGAAATGGGTATGACTACCACGGAGCTTGTACAGAATGTACAGGACGGGAAAATCGCGACAGAAGATTTCTTTGATGCTATCGCAAAAGTCGGCACAAATGACGCGTTTACGAAGCTTGCAACAGAATATAAGACCGTAGATCAGGCGATGGACGGGTTGACTGAAACAGTAAGTAATAAACTTGCGCCATCATTCGATGTTTTATCTGGCCGAGCAATTAAGTCTTTGGATGGAATTATTAATAAATTCGGAGAGTTAGATGGGGATGCGATTGCTGGGAAATTAACCTCATTTCTCGATAAAGCAAGTGGATACTGGAATGTTTTAAAGACAGAGGTTTCCGAAGTAAAGGCTGCTTTTGGAGATGCTTTTTCCGCAATCGGAGAAGATTTGGGGAAGATTACTGGTGCGTTTGGTTCCACGGAAAGTATCAGTTCTTTTAGCAGTGCAATGGATTCTGCGAGCGGAGCATTGAAAACCTTTGCCGGATTCTTGAAAGAACATTCTGAGATCATCGCGAAAGTGATATCAAAACTCCCACAGCTTTTTGTAGCGTATAAGGGATTCAAGATTGTTAAAACAGTCGCACCATTTTTAGGCGCATTCACGAGTGCGATTGCTGGTCTTGCTGGCGCAGGAATAAGTAAAATTGCCGGAAAATTGTTTGGAATCTCTAAAGGGCAAGAAGCGGTCGGTAAAAGCAGTGCTTCAAGCTCCAAGAAAATGCTTGCGTCTGCCAAAGCATTCATGATGCTTGGAACAGGGGTTGCGTTAATCAGTGGTGGATTTTTCTTATTGGCGCAAGGTGCAAAAGCAGTGGCGGATTCCGGGCCTTTGGCAGTAGCAGTACTTGCCGGCATGGTTGGTGCAGTTCTAGCATTAAGTTTTGGATTTATGAGTTTTTTGAAAAACATTAAAACTTCTCCAGCGAAAATGAACGCGGCGTCTAAATCGTTCACAAAGATGGCTTTCGCAGTGTCAGCAGTAGTACTTTCTTTAGCTGGTCTCGCGCTTGCGCTTACACCTCTAGCAAGCCTCGGAGATACGGCTGTTGCTCCGCTTGCTGCATTCGGAGTTGTTATCGGTGGTTTAGCAATCATACTTGGAACTATGGGAAAGAAACTGCAGGAAAGTGCAGTTGGCATTGTGGTGTTTGCTGGTGCGGTATCAGCAATGGCATTATCCATGACACCTCTTGCTAAAACTGGTACAGATGGTGCTATTGCAATGGGGACATTCGGAGTTGTTGTCGGTGGTTTGGTCGCCGTATTTGCGGTATTTGGGACGGCTCTGACAGCTGCTATACCAGCGATGCTTGCTTTCGGCGCAACCATCCTTATGGTTGGTGCTGGAATGTCTCTGGCAACGCCTTTTGTTGAAGCACTAGGAAGAGTAATTCAAATACTTGGAGATGTTGTTGTTCAAGTAATAGGGGTAATTACTGGTGCTATCGTAGCTATCTTCCCAGTATTCGGAAATTTTGTGTCAACTGTTTCTGATTCAGTTAGCAAAATAGTATCAGTTGTTGGCAATACACTTGTAAATATTTTTAAAACTGCCGGGGACATCATTACAGGTGTTATTGATTCATTAGGGGATGGGTTTAAAAAAGTCACAGACGGGATTTCGAAAGTTATAGATTCAATTAGTGGTGGATTTTCCAGTGTTTTGGATTCTGTTGCTGGAATCATTGACTCAATCGGAAACTCTGCCAAAAATGCTGGCAAAGGATTCGAGAGCGTAGCTGACGGTATCAACACGATTGCTAGTCTATCTATTGTAGATATAGCAAAGGCGCTCGGATCGGTAGCTATTGGTCTCGGAGAAATTTCTGCAAAAGGAAAAGGAATTGGTACCGTTGCAGATGGACTTAACGGAGTTATTGGAGCAATTACAATTGCATCGGTGCAGATTTCAATGTTTTCAGGAACTCTTACGCAACTAAATTCAACGGCCGTTCAAATTCCTACTAGCATGGCTATGATTAGCGGAGCATTAGCAAGTTTTTCAATTCCTGTTATAGATACTGGCAGTATCATGGTAGCATTTGCTTCTATTAGTGCAGGTGCGGAAGCGCTGGTAGCACAACTGGATTCTTCGGCCGCGAAAGCCGGGGCGCAATTTTCAAAAGCGCTTACTAACGGTATGAATTCAGCTGCTAATTCCGTGCAGCGTGGTGTTTCTAAAATTACGTCATCTGCTAATAAACTTATTTCAATGCTGACGAATATTGCAACGCAGGCAATGAGCCAATTTAATTCCGCTCTATCCTCCGGTGCAAGTAGGGCAACTTCTACGGCGAGATCAATGTCAACGTCCATTTTGTCAGCACTTAACAGCACTTCATCTGGTGCTTATTCTTGCGGCGTGTATATTGGACAGGGACTTGCAAAAGGCATGGCATCTACACTTGGATATATCAGATCAGTTGCAGAACAAATGGCTGCGGCTGCAGATGCGGCAGTCAGGGCAAAAGCAAAAATCCACAGTCCGTCAAGAGTGTTTGCTGGGTTGGGCGCCTATGTAGGCGAAGGATTTGCACTTGGAATTGAGTCGATGACTAGAAAGGTTGCAGAAGCTACGCAGAACATTGTGGATATCCCGACATTATCTACAGATATGAGAATGCGCTTTTCCGGTGCCGGAGATTACGAGCTTTCCGGCGATCACTCTTACAGCAGCAATGCAACTTATACTATCGTTGTTCCAGTTGAGTATAACGGAAGAGAAGCGGCACGTGTTACGGCAGAATTCACACAGAAAGAGTTGGAAAGCCGAGAGAGTATGAAGATGAGACTAAAAGGAGAAAGAAGCCATGTATGAGTTTGTGGATACAAATCAAGCGGGGAGTAAAAGCTCCCTGCCGAGTGAGGCTCTGCAGATTGATGGGGCATATATTGAAAATTTGATTGACGGATACAGAACTCTGTACGTGACCGGTCGTGAGCTTTTGGGATCGGAAATTTCGGAGAGAGAAATTGATCTTGTGGATGGGTCCGAGTATACGGGAAAGCGAGATACAACCAGAAGTATTACAGTTGGATACCAGTTGCTTTGCACATCCCCTAGAGAGTTTCAGGAAAAATTCAACAAACTCTCTGGAATCTTAAATAAGGAACAGGCAAAGCTGATTTTTGCAGATGAACCGGATAAATATTTTATCGGGACGAAATCAAGTGTAGGAGATGTGGAGCCAGGCAGATTGAACGTAAAAAGCGAATTTACTTTTTATTGTTGTGATCCACGGAAATATTCTGCAGCGGAAAAATCGTTTACTGCCCATCAGGAAAGCGGATATCAGACGCTTACTATTGTAAATGGTGGTACAGAATCCGTTCCGGTAAGCTACGATATCACTCACAACCATGAAAATGGATTTATTGGGATTGCCAGTAAATACGGTGCAATACAACTCGGCAAGATCGAAGAAGCAGACGGCGAAGACTATAAGGCGTCAGAGATACTGTCAGAGGGGTATAGCCTGTTTCAAGACGATCACGGCACCTCTTATCAGAATCCAGAAAATACCACACAGGGAACACTCGAAGTCAAGAATGTTGCCGGATATAACGTCATGGCATTAAAAGGTGGACAGGCAACATCCGGGTACTGGAACGGCGGAATGAGAACACTTACTATCCCGGTTGACAGCGAGGGCAGACGTGGGGCAAAGAACTTTTACTGTTACACGCAGCACTGGTTCGAGACTGGATTGATGGGACAGACGGGAGCACAGACTATTGCGTTTCTTACAGGGAAAAATGAAGTGATCTGCTCTATGTCTATTAACAAGAGTGATACGGTTGGTAATACGGCGCATGTGGACTGGTTCGCACCACAAAACAAGAAGATCAAGACACTGGATTTCCAGCCGACAGCTTATGAGGGAAACCCGTTTAATTTAAAGATGGGTGGCGGGCATAATGATTTTTTAAAAGAAGGGGATCGGTTGCGTATTTTCTGGTATGGGCAGTACTATTACTTCACTATCCCGGAAATCAAGGACATGGCGTGCGAGAAGATACAGGTCTGGATCGGGCAGTGGGGAAGTAGAGATCTTGGAAATCAGCTGGTTACGCACAATTATTTAAAAAGTATCTGGTTCCGCAAGGATAACGTGGAAAAATACAGAGATGTGCCGAACCGGTATAAGTCCGGAGATGTGGTCTATATTGATGGAAATGATACAGCGGTTTATGTAAACGGGATGAAGCGGATGGAAGATGAAATCCGAGGAAGTAAGCATTTTCTGGTACCGCCGGGAGAGACGGAGATCCAGTTCTCCTACTCGGCATTTAGCAGTCCTCCACCAACGATTAAAGCCAAAATAAGGGAGGCGTATTTATAATGAATGAAATCAGAATTGCCGTACTGAATCCACATGACAGGGTGCTTGCATTTTTGGATAACACCCATCGAAACTCTATGCATTATTGGAACGATGAGCTCCATGAATATCTGCAGGGGACAGCGAATACATACGCATTTACGGTAAGTTCCAAACACGAGGATGCGGCGTATATCGTAGAAGGGAATAAAGTAGCCTTTGTATATAACGGAAAAGACTACTATCTGAATATCGTACATGTGGAAAAGGATGAATTTACAGTTACTGCGACAGCATGGTCTTTAAGCTTCGAATTGATCAACGAGAATGTTGGGGCATACAAATCTGAAAGCGCAATGAGCTTTGAGGAATATGTAACTGCCTTTGATCCGGAACGTACCGTGCGGATCGGGATCAATGAAGTGTCAGATAAGCGGATTTCAAACGAATGGACAGGTGAGGCAACGGTACTGTCCCGTTTATTTTCCGTGGCGAATGTATTCGATGCGGAGATTGAGTTCCAGACTGTGTTAAATGATGATTATTCACTGAAAGAAATTGTAATGAACGTGTATCGGGAACACTCAGACAATAACACGGGAGTTGGGGAGTTCCGGGGAGATATCAAACTGCGGTACGGGAAAAATGTTACCGGCATCCGGAAGGAATCCAGTATCGAAAATCTGTACACCGGTATCCGTCCAACAGGAAAGGATGGACTGACTATACAGGGAATTGAGAAAGAAGAGCTGGATGAGAACGGTGTAGTAGAGTTTTATACACAAGGTCCAGATATCCGGGCACCACAGGCAAGAGATCGCTTCCCATCGAATCTGATAAACAAAGAAGACGGATACATCTTTATGCCAAAATCCTACGATACGGATAATAAAGACAAGCTGTACAGTATGGCACTATTGGACTTGAAAACAGCATCTGAACCGGTTGTGACTTATGATGTAACGGGGTACTTTGATACTGCTATCGGAGATACCGTGGAGATTGAGGATGAGGAGTACGTTCCTACATTATATTTGAGTGCAAGAGTATCGGAGCAGGTTCGCAGTTTCACGAATCCGCAAGCAAACAAGACAGTCTTTACCAATTTTAAAGAGCTGCAGCCGGAAATCTCTGAAGATTTGCTGCAGAAAGTAGAGGATCTGATTAACAAAACAAAGATTTACACAAGCAGTATCTCTACGGATAACGGAATTGTATTTAAAAATAATGAAGGCTTTACCAACTTGACTGCCAATGTAATAGATAATGGGGTAGATCGGACAGACAATTTCACAATTCGATGGTTTAAGGATGGGAATCATATCTACGCCGGTCGGACCATAAAAGTTCGAGCTTTGGATGTGGAGAGCAAGGCGGTCTACAAATTTGAAGCAAGGGATACGGAGGGAGTCCTAAGGGGGGTTGAAGAAGTAACGGTTACGGATGTATCCGATGGAGAGCCGGGAAAAGACGGAACAACTTATTACACATGGTTTAAATTTGCTGATGACGAGTATGGAAACGGGATGTCCGACAGCCCGAATGGAAAATATTACATCGGATTTGCCTATAACAAGGAATCTCAAACGGAAAGTAATAATCCGGCAGATTACCAGTGGTCGAAATATAAGGGGGATGACGGCAAAGATGGTACGGATGGAGCAATAAAATCCGAAACACCACCAGACGATAAGACTAAACTCTGGTACGACACGGTAAACAACGTCCTTAAGTACTGGGACGGCGAAAAATGGGTAGAAGCATACACGGGAGACATCGAAGACGCGAAAGATGCGGCAGGAAACGCACAGGAATCAGCCAACACAGCAATCTCCAGCGTCAACAATATCAACACTAGTTTTGAGACGTACAAAAATGAAGTTCGTGCGGAATTTAAAAACACGGTGCAGTACGTGGATGGAAAAACAGAGGTCATTGATACATGGGTACGGCAGGGGTCGGATGGAGTTACGCCGTTTTTGGAACTGGGTGGAACAAGTAATGACCTGAAGGCAAGGTTGACGAACTCGCGCCTAGGATTTTACGAAGGAGACAAAGGGCTGGCGTATTTTGGCAATGAAAAAGCGTATATGCCGGTGGCAGAAGTTGATAACCTAAGCGCCAAAAGGGTTGGTGTAGGTAACTATGCAATGTTGGACAATGGGGACGGGCATCTGTCACTGATATATATTGAGTAGGAGGGACTTATGGCAGGAACGGGGAGAATCTATGTCACGGCAGTCCGTGGTGTAGGGGATGCGAATCTCACACATCAGTACGATGTGGATATCAGGTTTGATATTGCGTTTGACTGGGGTGGATACAATTATGGCGGTGCACCATACAGCATGAGCTGTGACGGACAAAATACGTCCGGAAGTGCGACATTTGCAGTTGGAAGCGGTGGAGGGAACTGGATATGGACAAACATTGGCGGAACTAAGACATTCCGCATTACGATGCCGACAAGCGGACAGCCCAAGAACATAGGATTTTCCGCAACAATTAACACGGGAATCAACCCGTCCACAATCTCAGCAAGTGGAAGTTACGCACTCTCGGCTATCACGTGGGAACATACCGTATCTTACAATGCAAACGGAGGAACGGGCTCGCCGGGCAGTCAAAAGAAAATATATGGGTCAAACTTAACCCTATCCTCTGCACGCCCTACACGAGACGGGTATGTATTTATGGGTTGGGCAACGTCATCTGCCGGAGAGGTGTCGTACATGCCGGGGTCTACTTACGGCGCAGATGTGGATATCACCTTGTATGCAGTCTGGCAGATCGCATACATCAAACCCACAATTACCGGACTGACTGCATTGCGGTGCGACTCAAGCGGAACTCCAAAGAGTGATGGTACATACATTAAAGTCACTGGGAGCTGGCAAGTAGACCAGACCTTAAATAGCTCTAACAAGGCCATCAGTGTCAGGATAGATTATCAGGAGACTGCTTCTGGAAGTCCGGTGAAAGCAAGCGAAACATACCCAAACACGACAAGTGGAAAGATTTCCCAAATAATCGGGAATGGGGAAATATCCACGGGGAGTGTGTACTTTGTTATCGTTACAATCACGGACTTAAACGGCAGCAAACAAGAAGAAGTGATTGTTCCGGCACAGTTCCGGGCGTTGGATGTTGCAAATAAAGGGAGAAGTATTGCTTTCGGCGGAACAGCAAGCGATAGCGAAGTGGGTTATGATTTCTATCAAGATGCGAGGTTTCATGGCAAGTTATTACTGGGTGATCAAGAATTGATGGGAATCAAGGAATATGATTCCGGACAGGTGAGAGGACCGTACTCCAATGTAAACAGCAGTAATCGCATGCAGATGTGGTTGTATAAAATCGGCAAGATCGTACACTGCAAAATTGAGATGTTGGCACAGTTTCCGAACAGCGGGTCTTTCAATGAATTTTACAAGGAGGCCATCCCGGAAGAATTCCGGCCGAAATATCACGTATTTTGTGCGTGCCCGGAAGTAGTCGCAGGGACGATCATTGGAACTGGAAGATATCGTATAGGAGACAATATTTCTCTGGATGTGGAAAAGAAAGATTATGCAGAGCGAACGATTTGTACATCTTGGATTGCATCGTCTTAGGAGGGCACATGGAGATTAGGGCAAGACCGTGAGGGTCTTATTTTTTATACTTTAAAACCGGAGGAAAGACATGACAGAAATATTGACAGAAACCTATAAACTTGCGTTGCCGATAGTACTCACAGCATTTATGGGATACATTGTGTGGCTACTCAAAAATCAGAAGAAGGACAGGGGCGCAAATAGTGCAGGGACAATGCTACTTTTGCGCGTCCAACTTATCGAGTACCACGAAAAATGGACAAAAAGAGGGTATGTTACGAAGCATGGAATTGAGAATTTTATCGAAATGTATGATGCATACCATAAACTCGGTGGGAATGGAATGGCAACGCAACTATTAGCAGAAGTAAAAGAACTGCCAATAAAAGGATAAAGGAGAATGCAGCATGAAAAAAATTAACTGGATTGTAAGAATTAAAAACAAGGCTTTCTGGGTAGCGCTGATCCCGGCAATCTTACTGTTGATACAGGCAATTGCGGCAGTGTTTGGGCTTACCATCGACCTTGGAGACCTTGGGGATAAGCTGTTGACCGTAATCAATGCGCTTTTTGCAGTGCTGGCAATCCTTGGTGTAGTGGTAGACCCAACAACGCCGGGGACAGGAGATTCAGAACGGGCACTTACATATAAGTAGGTAATTTCAGAGAGCTTGGAAACAGGCTCTCTTTTATTGTGCGACATCGCACGGAAAGGAGAAAATATGAGTATTTGTCGTGGAGTAGCAGGAAACAGAGGAAGAAATCCGGTAGGTATCTTTATCCATAACGACGCTGGAAGTAAGAACGCCAATGCAGAATTTTACAGAAATTGGTTACAGACACATCCCCTGGAAAACGGATTTGCGCACTATTATGTAGCGCAGGACGGAATCTTACAGGCAGAGGATGATACGAATTGTGCATGGCACTGTGGAGACACCAATGGAAATTTAAATTATCTCGGCATCGAAACGTGTCAGAGTATGGGCGATCTGGATGTATTTAAAGCAAATGAGGAAAAAGCATTGCAGTTGGCAGCGCAGAAGTGTAAGCAGTATGGAATCACACCAAGTACAAGCACAATCAGATTGCACCAGGAAGTGTATGCCACATCATGCCCTCACAGATCTGTAGAGATTCACGGTGGAAGAGAAGCTACGAAATCCTATTTTATAAAGCGAATCAAGGAGTACATGGGTGGCAATGTCACGCCGCCAACTTATGTATCTGGAGGACAGGCGCAGGCTCAAGCTGCACAGAAACAGCCGGAAGTAGTATTTACTTACGCCGTCAAACTGGAAGACGGTACAATCTTACCATTTGTCCGCAATCTCACAGACTTTGCCGGGATACAGGGCAAGCGCATCACAGATGTAGCTATTAAGGTAGACAAAGGCTCCGTAAAATACAGAGTCCACGTGATCGGAAGAGGGTGGCTACCTTATGTGACAGGATGCAACTGGCATGATCACAATAATGGTTATGCCGGTACAGGACAGCCAATTGACGCAATCGAGGTGTACTACAATACTCCAGCAGATTATGCGGCAAAATACGGCTACCAGAAAGCGCAGTACCGTGTCAGCCCGGTAAATGGAGCATACTGGGATTGGCAGTATGATAATGAGACCGGAAACGGACAGGACGGATATGCTGGAGCGTTCGGACAGGCTATCGACAGATTCCAACTGTTTTAATAAAATCCCCTCGGAGATTAGCTCTCTGAGGGGGTATCATCTTCCCAATTTAAATATCGTTCAATGGTTCCCGTTATGCTATTGATAAATTTCTCCTTGTCTGGATCCTTTGAATTTACAGACTGCAGGTATTCGAGAATCTCAGTAAGATATGCTGTGCTTTGCACTTCTTTTTCCGGCGTGTCATTCGATTCGTAAGATACCAAACTCCCTACGAGGAATGCTGCTTTGAACTTATAATCATCCGACTCTAACGCATCCTTAAATAAATCAATAATACTTCTTTTCATTTCTGCTCCTCTTTAGCTGGCCTATCCATTCTTCAAATGTTCCATTTTTTATAGCTTCATCCGCTTCTTTTCGCACATCTTTCGCTATCTCAATGTTACTATCAGATATCAAATAATATGTTTTATTTTTGTATCCAATGGTAGCCCTGTATTTGCCTTTGATTAGTGATATCCCATTAAATCCAGTTGTATTGTTTTTTGATACAGTCCCTTTGTAAAATATGAGAGATGTATGATCATTTAGGTTTCTTCCTCTTTCCAGTTGTCCGGCTTTCTCTCCATTACGCTTTAAGCATCCACAGCTTACGGTTTTACCTCTTTTTAGACTATCACCGCGTACAGAAACTTTATTTCCGCACTCGCATTGGCAGAGAAATGTTCGATGTGATCCGCATGATTCAGATTTCAGCACAGTTAGCCTTCCGAATTTTTGACCGATTAGATTATATCTTTCTTTTCTCAGGCAGCCACAGCTTTTAACTCGTCCTTGACTCAAATCTCTTGTTGATGCACATATAGTGCCGCCGCAATCACATTTGCATTTCCAAACGATAGAGCCATTTTTTATTTTTTCCGTTTTCTCAATCACGGTAAGTTTCCCAAACTTTCTTCCGGTTAAATCATCCATTTACAATAATTCCCTCACATCGCATTCCAGCGCATCTGCTAGAGCAATTGCGTTCCTAAGCATCATTTTCCCAGTATCGCATTCTCCACACTCATATTTCTGTATCTGTCTGATGTTAATTCCGGTCTTCTCCGAAAGTTCTTTCTGTGTCATTCCAGACAATGTCCTATTGTACATGACGCCATTTATTCTGTTGTTGTGACAATCCAACCCCCTGCTTGTTAATGCGCATATTCCGCACATACCATCAGTTCTCATGCAATCACTATATCTTCTCATACTATTACTCCTATGATACAATTTCAAGTACTTCTGCGTTCCTGATGATGATTTCACCGAGATCCTGTCCGTATTCCGCAGAGTCTCCACCGATTATAGCAACGTGATCTCCGAAGTATCCTTTTGCAAGCTCGGCTTCATCAATTTTTACAGCGCATGTTCCATTAAGTTCTTCCTCTGTCATTTCACCATCCACCCATACAAAGGAGTTATCAAGCGTCTCTCCAAGTGTAAACGGATTTTCTTGCACCCGAACTCCGATATAGCCAAAATCATAGTCATCTTTGATTTCTTCGATTCGTTCCATGATTTTTTCAACCGCTTCATTTCTCGTCATCTTTCACATCTCCTTTGCTTTATCTTATGGTCTTATTATACGCCATATAAGGCGTAAAGTCAATAGCAAATCAAAAACTTTTTAAAATAATTTCAAGCCCAGCAATCCATCCACTGTGATATAATAATATGTAGTCAATGTGAGGGAGAACAATTATGGAATATCAGATCTACGAATCTTACGATACGTTTTTACTATACCAAGAGTTTATGGAGATACCAGGAAATACTTTTAAATTTCGGCTGCCAGTAGGTATGACTCTGACAACCGAAATGATGCACACCTTTTTACGGGCGGCGTATATGAGTGTTGGACGGATGGAGTTGCCGTCCTAAGAATATTGTATCATTTTCGTGTATATTTATAATAAGTAAAAATATTATAGGTTATTGTTATTTGGTGGCCCGGACGGGGAGCTCGCTGCATCGATGCGGTATTTATCTCAGCGGTACACCATGCCATATAAAGAGGTGACAGCAACACTTACGGATATCGGCA